GCAACCCAGACTTAATGCCTGTCCACAGGTTATTAAAGTTCTCTTCTTCATTGTGTCCATAATATTCTTCCAACCTTTCTCTTTGTGTTTTGTCTCCCACAAATTGTTGGTAAGAAGCGAACATGGTGGGGAGGTGTCCTTTGTTCCACTTTGTATCTGTTTGGTATCTTAATCTTTTATAGTTTGTAGTGTTCCACTGTGTCATACGATCTACAGTGGCTAACTCAAAGTCTGGAAACTCGTTCATGAGAATCCATGCAGTTGGAAGATAGTATGTATTACCATACAACCAACACAACCACAACTTCTGCTCATCATTATGTTCATAACGATTGTTCAGATAGTTTGTTGCCCATACAGCAGGATCGCAGTCATCATACTTTAATGACCAAGCATACCAGCGAATGAATGCTTCCTTACGATTTTGTTCTAGTCTGTAATCAGGCATACCATCTCTTAAATGAAGTCTCAGGAACATCCCAGCATAATTGGTTTTCCCATCTTTCGTTTTTATAAAACAACTCGTCTTTTATATCTTTTAAATTTACAATGGCATATGTGCCAGTGAACAATCCAATTAGAAAACAATAGGATGCTCCATCATGTTTCAATGCATGGTCAACCTTATGTCTTTTAATAGTCGCCACACCTTCACCTGTTCCACATTGAACATCAATACGAACATCAGCAGTTTTATCAATCAAATCTGCATCACCTGTTCGCTTAAAAGTATCAATGCTTGTTAGGTCATCGCCACCATTTCTTTCGAGTTTACCCAATATCAATTTATCAACGATGAATGGAGTAAATACTTTCTCAGTTAAGTAACCAAGCATCCAACTATAATAAACATCTTCCATGGCACGACCATTGTTTCTCATACGAGGAAGAATATTGTTATTCTTAATCTGCATAAATGTATCAATGATGTCTTGACCAATGCTCCCGTGATATGGGATTTCTAATCTGTCATTGATTTTGTTAAAGATACTCTGTAAACGAGAATTCTGTTTTTGAATCAATGTCCAGTTTGGCTCTTTAATATCCTTTGCTGAGAGATACTTTTGGAATTCATCTTTACGAGTAAACCCCATCGCTTTACGATATTCTTTTGTCATACTAAAAACTCTTCCAATGATGGTTGTTCCATCAATGCTTCTCTTAACCATGCTTTACCCACTGCATCAATTGCTGCTTGACTCTTTGCTTTCTTCTTCTCACCCCACTTGTAGGATTCTAATCCCTCTAATCGGAATTGTTCTCTGGCTTTGTATGGTGGTAGTGCTTGAAGTGGATTGACAATAGCAAAGTCACGATACGCAATCTGTTCTGCTCTTGTTGGGAATAATGGCTGATCAGAACGAAGTGAACCTGTTGGATCTACTGCCCACCAAATCAAACCATTTTTGTAGTGCCATGTGACAGATGATGGTGTGCAGGACATTTTCAATCGAGTCATCTTTCTTTCTTTGACTGCATAATCAATCCAAGCATCCCAACATTTAGATGCGTATCCTTTACCTTCATGTCCTTCAAGTGTAACAATCTCATATAGATTTGAGTAGTTGTCACGATTGAATGTAGCAAAGATAAGAGATACAACTTCACCATTTACTTCATATGTCATTGGTGGTGCTTTATCATAATTGTGAAAGCGATACCACAATGAGTGTGCAGCCGATAAGAACTTAGTGTTCTTACCAGCTGGACTGTTTTTAATTAGTTCTTCTACTCGTGTAGAATTAACAAAGTTCATAGTGTTGAAAATCCACTGCGTCGGCTATCGTTTCTTTCTCAACCATCATAGCCAATGCATCATCAAAAGTTATATAAGTGTTCAAAGGTAACTCAGTTGTAAATCCTTCAATACCTGCTCGTGCAGGAATGTTTTCAGTAGAGGTAATTATACATCCATTGTTGAAAGTTGTCAAATATAATGGTCGTTTACCATTGCGATATGCACGAATAACTCTATCAACATGCAATTCACAAACTGCAAGACTAGAATCTTTCCAACGAATCAACGGAGAGATGCAATCTTCTGTTGTATGTAAGATTAGTTCTGTATCATTTTTAGTTTCACAATCATAACCATACAACTCTTTCCATCTCTCTGGTAGTTCTTGAGTAATAACTCCATTGTGAACTACTGAAAGATTTTCATTAGCGATTGGCTGATTATACTCAAGATCACTAGTGCTATAACGACAGTGCCCAACAAGGTATAGATTTCCATCTTCATTGACATACGCTGGCAAATTAAAAGGAAATTCATTAGCTGGAACTGGATACTTTTCAGTATGGATTTTACCATGCTTAACATAAGAGATTCCTGTGGCATGCATCCCACGAATCTTAGACTCATGAAATACACGAAGTAGATTTTCAAAATCCTTTGTTGAAGGATTCTGAATGATTGTTCCAATAACAGCACACATATTATTTTAACTCGATATAATTAGATTTATGTAAATCGCCAATGTTTCCACGAATAAAAGAATTGAACGCTAAAGAAATTCTTTCTGCATCTGAATTATTTTGTGCAACCTCATGGTAAATATTAGAGGGAAATAAAACTATATCACCTTTCTTCATATCAATAGTCCAAAATTCTGAATTAAATGAATTAAATTCAGTTGGAGTTATCTGGAATATTGACTTTCTATCATTGAAAAAAGTTAATCCAGGAGAAGTTTCAGATAACTCAATATAAAACACTCCACTGAAAACACTATTAACATGAGTATGAGAAAAGTGTCCAGTTCCTTTGGGATTAATATTTAACCAAGAATGTGTGATGTATAAATCACATGAATACTTTAATATATCTTTTGCATAAACATTTAAATGTTCTTGTAACAATTGTTTTAAACCAGAAAAATATTTTTTATCCAAAACATAATGATCACCATTTTGAATAGTTCCATTATCTTGAGATTTAGATGCACGAACAGAATCAATATATTCTATTTCCTTAGTATTCAACATATAGTTTATATTACTTTTATAAACTGGGATAGGAAAGAGTGTATGTAGTTCAGCCATTATCCGAAGAACTCCTCGAGTGCATTGACAGTTGTAGTCTTTGGTGGATGATACTTGTTCAATACTTCTTTGCCTAGTTTTGATTCTAGATAGTCAAACCATTCTTTAGAATCCCACATTGATGGTGATACGCCATTCCACAATGGTCGTTGCTCTGGATGTTCTTTATTGAGTCTACGAGATTCAACAAAGTCAAAACGACAATCTTCATACTCTTTAGAACCCAACTCAAGCATCTTCTCACGGAAGTAAACAACCAATGAAATTCGTTCTGCCACATCATCGAGCAATTCAATCTGAGTATTACCATGCATCACTTCATGATTGTTAATCAAAAGCAGATCTCCAGGTCTTGGGTTTACTGCGACACGATACTCTGGTGCAACAAGATGACATCCTTTGTAGTTACCATTGTTTGATAATGTTAGTAGATTTGATAGACCAGAAGTTAGGTCACCTGCGTCAAAGTGACATGCAGTTCTAAAAGATCTATTCACAGTGACAGTAGTAAATGGAGTTTCTGGAACTAAGAAACGAGGATCCATTTTCTTTGCTGCTTCCATTTGATTACCATATCTCCATGGCAATAAATCTTTGAAACCTTTAGCAAGACTTTGTAGGAATGGATATGCCATAGCAAACTTATCTGGATGATTCGCAGTATAAGAAGTGGCACGACCATAAGGAATGCGAGGATAACGATCGAACCATCCAGCAATACCAGAAAACACACCATTGGCATAAGTTGTTGCACAGATATATTTCTCGGCAACTCGTTTCGCTTCTGCACGCATTTCATTCTCAGAAAGTTTTCGTGTTGATTCAACCCAGTCTTCAAAGACAAAGTTATCTTTCTTTACAGTAGAAATACCCCAAACATTATTACGATTGGATGGAGATGGTTTCTTGTTCTTATGTGACTGACGAATTGCTTCAATGGGATCTTCACCAAACAGATTGGCTTTAGGATTGCTAAAGTAATCAATGATATCATATTCATACTCAGTGACCCATTCACGATTACCCAATTTCTCTGCTCTTGGTCCAGCTGCAAGTCCACGATTCTGTGTCTCAGTTGCAGCCTCACGAAGTCCAATGTATGCTTGGTCTTGTTGTTCTTTTGTAAAATAATTCTTACGGAACTTAAGAACAATTCGTTCTTCTGAATATGTCAGTTCAGGATGACCTGGAATCTCTGGCATATAGACATCGGTGTCTTCTTCAATGAGGTGATCATAATGCGACTCGTCAGGGAACTGTCCCAACATATGAGTCATATCATGTTTCTGTTTTGCTACAATAACTTTTACTGACATATCCTTCTCCTAAAACTTAAATCCCTCGAATGATTCTGCTTTTTGTCTGCGACCAAAACTACTCTTATCAAACACTGGCTCATCATCTTGACCAGAGTCACTTATATTAACTTGAGCAGATGCTTCTGTGTCATACAATTTCATCTTTGCTCTATCAATTCCAATCACAAATCGTTTGTAGAAACTAGGATCGTTGTAACGATTCTTTAATTGTTTCACAAGGATCTGATTTAATGCTTCCAATTCTTCATTGCTGACCAAAGCAAACATAAAGTCAGCTGTCGCTGGCAAACCAAATGATTCACTCGTATCTTCTAGTCCTGGATCTGAATTTGTATATCCAGAACGAGTCGTTTGAGTTGCTGAAACGATTGGCACATTATACTCTACTGCCAAACCTCTCAACTCTTCTGCGATTGCCTTAATATATGTATAAGAATTAATACTTCCACCTTGCTTCATTCTCTGACTGGCACAAATGTTAAGATAATCAATAAAGATTATGTCAGGTCTAAAGTCTCGTTTCAGTTTCAATTCTTCCAACAATGCACGGAAATGACCAGAGTGAGCACTTGCTGTTGGATATTCTTTGACAATTAGTTTACCTTTTGTCTTGCTTGTAATCTTTGCGATACGAGTTTCAAAGATATCCTTGTCAATGACTTTCAATTCATCCATGGTAAGGTTCAAGAGATTCGCATCAATCCTTTCAGCGATTCTTTCTTCTGCCATTTCCATAGTTATGTATAATACATTTTTACCCTGTGTCAAACAACCAGCACTCATGTGACACATGAACAATGACTTACCAACACCAGTGCCAGCAAGTGCAATGTTTAAGGTTTTCTTTGAGAGTCCACCTTTGGTGATTTTGTTGAACATGTCAAGGTCGAAAGGAATCTTCTCTTCAACCCTGTGATAAAAATCAAACCTCGAAAGATGGTCGTCCAAATAATCATGACCGATGTGATTATCAAAAGAAACAGCGAGTGCATCGCTAAGGATGCTAGGTATCGCATCTTTTGTATGAATTTTATCTCGCCCATCGATGATACTAATTGAATTAAGGATCGCATTATAAA